ATAGACCGCTGGGCGCGCAACATGCCGCAGGCGTTCAAAGACCTGCTCGAATTTAAGTCGGACAAAATATCGCTCAAAGGGGCAACCGACAGCTTCGCCGTGGCGCGTACATCGAGGCGCGAGAACCCGGAGAGCTTGGCGGGCTTCCACAGCCCCCACATGCTGTTTGTGGTCGAAGAGGCGTCCGGCGTGCCTAACGTGATATTTGAGACGGCGTCGGGCGCGCTATCCACCCCCGGCGCGAAAATAATCATGTGCGGGAACCCCACGCGATCCGACGGGTATTTTTACGACGCGTTCCATAATGACCGCGACAAGTGGCACTGCATCACTGTGTCGTGCGAAGAGGGTGAATACGTCGACCCGAAGTTTATCGACGAAATGGCGCAAAAATACGGCGCCGAAAGCAACGTGTTTAAGGTGCGCGTCTTAGGCGAGTTTCCGACGCAATCCGACGACGTGTTGTTGCCGTTGCACCTAATCGAGGACGCCGTGACGCGCGACGTTGAGGCGGGGCCAACCACCCCCGTCGTCTGGGGCTTGGACGTGGCACGCTTTGGCGGCGACCGGTCGGCACTGGCGAAGCGTCAGGGCAACGTGCTGATTGAGCCGATCAAGACGTGGCAGAACAAAGACCTGATGGAGCTGGCCGGCATCGTGCTATCGGAATACGACGCCGTGCCGTACAGCATGCGACCGCAGGCCATATACATTGACGCAATCGGCTTGGGCGCGGGCTTGGCCGACCGCTTACGCGAGCTGGACATGCCCGCCGTCGCTGTGTCGGTATCCGAGACTGCGTCGCTAAAGGATCGCTTTAACCGGTTGCGCGATGAGCTGTTTTGGTCGTGCCGCGAGTGGTTTGAGGCGCGAGACTGCCACATACCGGACGACGGCACGCTAATGGCGGAATTATCGGGCATACGGTACAAATACCTGTCGACCGGCAAGCTAAAGGTCGAGAGCAAGGACGAGATGAAGCGCCGCGGCCAGCGCTCGCCCGACGTGGCCGACGCGTTTGTGCTGACCTTCGCGGGGCAGGGTGCGGTTGCTGGCGGCTACTCAAGGGGTTATAATCACAATCGCACACTGAAACCGAAGAATAGCTGGGTGGTTTGATGGCACAAGAGTACGAATACGGCTTCTTGCCGCAGGACGAGCGTTACCTCGGCCTGTTGGGCAACCTATTCTCGCCTATGCGTCGGCCAATAATTGAGGCGCCTGAGACCACTTATTTGGACGCCGACGGCGTGCTTTACCCGCAATACAGCGAGGGCGTATACGGCGAGCCTGAGTTTGGGCTTGAATACATGCCCGCGTATCAGGCTATCGCCGGTTTGCTGTCAGACCCCGTCGAAACCGCCAAGGCTGTGCCAGAGGCAATGCGTCAGGCGGCCAACGACCAGATACTGGCGGGGCTAGACATTGCCACCGGCGGCACCGGCGAGCTTCTGACCGAAGATGGGCGCCGCATTAGCTATGATACCACCGCCGTCCCCGCCACGTCAGCAATCGCACCAGCTCTTGCGACTGCGAGGGCGCTACCCGACGAGACAATACTCGGTAGCGGGTATGGCAAGATAGGACACAACCAACCGCCTGTAGTTGTTGGCAAGACGCCATATGTTGTGACTAATGAGCTTCGCGGCACGCAGTTTAGAACCGCAGAATTACCTGATGGCAGTCGTGTTTTGCTAGACGCGTCTGGTCAGCCGTACATCGAAGACAAAACTATAAATAAGCTACTAACCGGCACGCCAATTACAGAAATGTCGTCGGTATTTACGCCACCGCCTCGCGGTATATTGGTTGACCCTGTTGAAGTGTCGCCCGAGGATTTTGAGGGGCAGTGGATGGTAAACGCCTCTGGTGACCGCACAAGATACGGCAACCTAAGCGAAGTTAATGGCATACCACTTTACGGCAGAGGCACAGACTTAGAAGGCGGCGACGAGTTTATGCAAAGTCAGCGCGCCGCGTGGGCTTCAGCGCCAACAGCTATATCCGCTATGGAAAATCAGGTTGAAGCGATTAGAGGCGGTTTGCTTGGCTCAGAGGGCAAGGACGCGCCTATTAACCTGACGACAACAAATATGGCCGAGCGTTCTGGCGACTTTGCTGTTGATACCGCTGAAACTATTATGCGGATGATCCCAAATATGGACATCGGCAAAAAAGACTTGAAAGCGTTTGAGAAAAAAATAAAAGAAAAATACAAAGACTTCCCCGGTTTATCTGACCCAGATGCCGCGCTTGAGTGGCTGAACAAAGACAAATACACAAAAGGCGCTGGTAACCGCAGGTTGTTTTTTGCACAGACAGCGGCGGCTGGTGATTTTCAAAAGCGCGGATTTCCAGATATTGGGTCGGTAAGAGCCGCAATATCACGCCCAGAGACGCGTTTTATGCCGTATGGCAGAACCGGTGCGGCTATTAGTCGTCTGGCTGATGAGGGCGAGCTTGCTGTTCGCCGCCGGTTAGAAGAAATTGATAACCCGCACAAAACATACCCAGATATGATCGGTAAACCAGACGCATATCTGGGCGGATACGGCGTTACCCTTGATCGAGCTATGGCCTTTCCAGATGCCTATTCGACCTTGCTTGGTAGAGGCTCAGATCAATCAGGCGTAAGGCGTGTTTTTGACATTGGACGCGAGGCTCAGTTTATGACGCCTGAGCTTGTTGATCTTCAGATGAGATATATTGAGGAGCAGAAAAGACTGCTCCGCCAATACGGTTTGTTAAATGACGTGTATTAGTCATACCAGTTTTCGACAGTTTCTGGGTCTAGGCCCAAGGCGCGACACAGATAGTCGTCTATGCCCTGTAATTCGTCGGCAACTTCGTTCAGCTCTGACAAGCTCATTGGCTTGCCTCGGCGCTGATGCACGCCGTACTCTTGAACCATATTCATTACCGAGTTGCGGTAGACTAATGCGTCTTCTTTGCTTATTTTTACCATATTCATTACCCCTTGCTTAAAAAACAGAGTTTACACTATATCGAAGTAATATCAAAGGCAAAAGAATGGCACCCCGCAAAAAGAAAAACGTAAGCCTGTCAGTCGGTCGCGGCGAAAAGCTGTCGGTTAAGCAGGGCGGTGGACTTACCGCGAAGGGTCGTGCAAAATACAACAAGGCCACGGGGTCGAATTTGAAGGCGCCCGTCACCGGCAAAGTAAAGCCGGGTAGTAAGGACGCCAAGCGGCGCAAGAGTTTTTGCGCCAGATCGAGGAGCTGGACTAGCCCGCGCGGCAAGGCGGCTCGACGCAGATGGAAGTGTTGATATGGCGGCAGGAATACACTACTTTCGTGACGGCACAAAATATCGTGGCGCCGTGCATAAGCACAAGGACGGCACAATTATGACCGGCGCGCAGATGACACCGAAAAGCAAAAAGGTGTTACACTTCAGTCAGCTATCTGACACGGCAAAAAAGAAAGCGAGAAAAAAGTAATGGCTTGCATGAAGAAAAAAGGCAAGGGCGGCAAAAAATATGCCCGGTAAAGGCTTGTACGCAAATATCCACGCCAAGCGTAAGCGCATTGCCGCTGGCTCTGGCGAGAAAATGAGAAAGCCCGGCACGCGTGGCGCGCCGAGCGCAATGGCTTTTAAGAAAGCCGCAAAAACTGCCAAAAAGAAAAAGGCAAAAAAATGATTGTATGTGATAACTGCCCATACCGTGGGCGTTGCGAAATTAAGCAACGCTGTATCCAAGGCAAAAACCCAGCCGTCGAGACTGTGGCTACACCCCGCCCGCGATAAACCGTGCAGACGACCAGCGGACACAGCGAGACTGCGGCCAAGATAAATACGCCGATTAAGGGCGCATCCAAGGGCGCCAAGAAAGGCACGCGCAAGGTAACGATGCAATGATGGTGCGACGCCCCGCAGTGGGCCGCATACGCCGCGTCCAGCCCCCGCTAGAACAAACCAAGGAAGTGTGCGATAATGCCACTGCAATAAAAGCAAAACCCGCGCCAAAACGCGTGGCTAAAGGTGCGAAGAAAAATGGCTAAAATGGACGACTACCAGCTCGGCTCGATCGTGTCAGGTGAAATCACCGACGCGCTAAACCACTTTGACAGCGAGTACACCGAGGAGCGCCTACGCGCCCTTGATTTTTATCTGGGTGAGCCGCTGGGCAACGAGGTTGAGGGTCGTTCAGCCGTAGTCGCCACCGAAGTCGCGGACACCGTCGAGGCCATCATGCCAAATTTGATGCGGGTCTTTACGGCAAATGACAAATACGTCCGCTTTGCGCCGCGCACTGCCGAGGACGTCGAGGCCGCCGAGCAGGCGTCGAATTACGTTAACTACATCATCAATCAGCGCAACGACGGTTACAAACTGCTTCACACGTTTTTCAAGGACGCGCTGTTATTTCGTATGGGCGTCGTCAAATTCTTTTACGAGGAAAAAGAAAACGTAGACGAGGAAGAGTACAACGGCCTGTCCGAAGACGAGCTGGTCATGCTGATGAACGACCCCGACATCGAGATCGTCGAGCAGGCCGAAACCGTAATGGAAAGCATGTACAGCGAAGAAACCGGCGAGATGGTGCCGCTTCGCTCTGAGTACGACCTGACTGTCCGCGTCACACGGCGCGAGGGCGAGATCAAGGTCATCAACGTGCCGCCCGAAGAGTTTCTCGTATCACGCCACGCGACGTCGCTTGAGGACGCGCACTTTATGGCGCACCGCACGTCGCTGACTGTGTCCGAGCTTGTGGCTATGGGTTACGACCGCGACTTGGTCGAGAAGTACGCTGGCGAGAATGAGCTGGACACCGACCGCGAAGTAAACAACCGCTTCCAAGACATCGAAGCCGCCACCGGCGTTGATCCGGCCGACCCGACTTTGCGCTCGGTCATTTACCACGAGTGCATTAT